CGTTTACGGACTTAGTAAAAGAGTTAGACAAGAAATCTAACTTTGGAGATAGTTCTGGTAAAGGTGTTGTTAAAGGCAAAGATGTTTCACGCATGAAAGACTTTTTAAATGAAAAATCGTGATCCCTTTTCCAGACAAAAAATATAACATTATTTATTCTGATCCTGCTTGGCATTATCAAACTTGGGGAGAAGGTGGAAAAAGAAATGTTACATCAAAATATAATACAATGTCTATGGATGAAATATGGAAACTTCCAGTTAAAGATATAGCAGATGAAAATTGTATTTTATTTTTATGGGTTACTTATCCTAAATTAATTGATTGTATTAAAACTATAGAAGAGTGGGGATTTACATATAAAACTTGTGGCTTTAGTTGGATTAAAAAAAACAAGAAGTCAGATAGTCTATTTTGGGGTTTGGGATATTGGACAAGAGCCAATAATGAAATTTGTTTATTAGCAACAAAAGGAAAACCACAAAGAGTTTCTAAAGCAGTTCATCAAGTAGTTTATGAGCCAATTAGAGAACACTCACGAAAACCAGATTGTGTAAGAGATCGCATTGTAGAACTATGTGGTGATCTTCCACGCATTGAACTTTTTGCAAGACAAAAAGTAGATGGTTGGGATTGTTGGGGTAATGAAGTATGAAAAAAATTACTATACCCTATAAGCCAAGAGAGTTACAAAAAGAAATACACAACTCGCTTAAAAGATTTAACGTATTAGTGTGTCATCGTAGGTTTGGTAAAACTGTACTCTGCATCAATGAGATGATTAAAAAATGTTTGCAGAACGAGTTACCTAACCCACGATACTACTATATTTCTCCAACGTACTCTATCTCCAAGAGAAACTGTTGGGATTATTTAAAACAGTACACTTCTGTCCTCCCAGATGTGCAGTACAACGAGACAGAGTTGCGATGCGATTTACCGAATGGTGGTCGTATCCAACTTCTCGGCTGTGAGCGACCAGACACTTTGCGTGGTTTATATATGGATGGTTGCGTTCTAGATGAGGTAGCACAAATGCCACCTCGTTTATGGACAGAGATTGTTCGACCTGCTCTAGCAGATAGAAAAGGATGGATGATTAGTATCGGCACACCAACTGGCAGAAACAACTTCTGGCATATGTTTGATTATGCACAACACAATGAGTCGTGGCTTGCAAAATCATTTAAAGCTAGTGAAACAGGAATAGTCGAAGAAGAAGAATTGGTGGAAGCAAAACGCATGATGCCACCAGAGATCTATGAAGCAGAGTTTGAATGCTCTTTTGATAGTGCAGGGATAGGATCTATTTATTCTAAAAGCTTAGAGTTAGCCGAAGAACAAAATAGAATAACTAAAGTACCTTATCAATCGAATGTTAAAGTCTCAACATTTTGGGATCTAGGCATGGCAGATAAAACCGCTATTTGGTTTGTTCAACAAGTTGGATCGGCAATACATTTAATAGATTACGAAGAGGAAAGCGGAGAAGGTTTAGAGTTTTACGCAGGTATGTTGCAGGATAAAGGTTATCTTTATGATACGCATTATTTTCCGCATGATGCAAATGTCCGAGAGATTGGAACAGGGGTATCAAGAATAGAAACAGCACAGAGTTTAGGATTAGTAACATCAATTGTACCGAAGCTCTCAATAGATGATGGCATAAATGCGGTACGAATGATTTTAAGTCGCTGTTGGTTTGACCACGAAAAAACAAAATACGGATTAGATTGTTTACGACAATACCGATGGGAAACAACCGACAAAGGGGAAGTTAAAAACAGACCAAGACACGACTTTACGAGTCATAGTGCAGATGCTTTTAGGTATCTTGCAGTAGGATTAAACACTTCGTCATCTTGGGGAAGTGAAATAAATTATCCGAATTTAGGAATTATGTAATGGCAAAAATAACAAAAAGTAAATTATTGCAGGTAATATCACAGGAGGTACAAAACTCTTTAGGGTATTATTCTTCTGATTTAAGTGAGCAGAGAAGAAATGCACTTAAATATTATTTAGGAGAGCCATATGGCAATGAACAAGAAGGCAGAAGTGCTGTTGTTACACAAGAATTATTAGAAACAGTAGAGTCCGTTTTACCAAGTTTAATGCGTATGTTCACCCAGAGTGATCGCATGGTACGATTTGATCCTACAGAGCCAGAAGATACACAATTTGCAGAAGCTATTTCGCAATATTGTAACCACATTTTTAATAAAGATAACGATGGTTTTAGTATTTTATATGATTTATTTAAAACTGCCTTGTTACAGAAGAATGGCTTTTGTAAAATCTATTGGAGTACATCACAAGAACAGAGAAAAGAGAGTTATAAAGACTTAACAGAAGAAGAATACCAAATATTACTCCTTGATACAGAGGTTGAGATCGATGATGTTGAAGAAATTCTATCAGATGACACTCTTTTCCCTGTCAAATATAATGTTACAGTTAGACGAGTAAAAGATTTAGGCAGAGTCAAGATTGAAAGCGTGCCACCAGAAGATATTTTGGTCTCTAAGAGAGCAACATCGATGAAAGATTGTAATTTTATCGCTCACAGAGTGTATAAAACAAGATCTGAATTGATTGATATGGGGTACAACGCAAAGATCGTTAATGATTTACCTGTATCAGATGAAGAAGTATTTAATACCGAAGCTGTAACCAGAAGAAGTTATGATGATGCAACAACAGATCTAAATGTAAGTACATTAGATCCATCGCAAGCAGTCGTAAATGTTACAGAATGTTACTTAAAAGTTGATTTTGATGGTGATGGTATAGCAGAACTTAGAAAAGTTACTGTTGGAGGTAATGGTTATAATAATTATGAATTATTAGAGAACGAAGAAATACCTTTTATGCCTTTAACAATGGTGAGAGCAATACCAATGCCTTATCGTTTCTTTGGTTTAAGTTTTTATGATTTGATTGCCGATATTCAAGCAGTTTCTTCAACGATACTAAGAAATACGCTTGATAATATGTATTTCCAAAATCACGCAAGAACATTGGTTGTCGAAAATCAAGCAAACTTAGATGATTTATTACAAAGTAGAGCAGGGGGAATAGTAAGAGTTAAAAGTCCTAATGCTGTAACACCAATGCAAACACCAAACTTTCTTAATGAAGGTCTGGCAATGCTAAATAAAATAGATGAAATAAAAGAACAACGTACAGGTGTTTCTAAGCAACAAATGGGTTTAAATCCAGATACAATAAACAAGTCGCACACAACCGCAACGTCAACTAATCAAATGATGCAAGCACAAACGCAACGCATAGAGTTGATTGCAAGAAACTTTGCCGAAGGGGTGAAAGATATTTTTAAAACAATGTTAGCTATTGTTTGTGAGTATCAAGATGCGGAAAGAATGATTAAAATTAATAATGATTTTGTGCCAATGAATCCTCGTCAATGGGTAAATCGTTATGATGTAAGTGTGCAAGTAGGTTTAGGAACAGGTAACGTAGATCAACGAACAGCAATTTTACAACGAGTTCTCGCTGTGCAAGAAAAAATGATCATGCAAGGCGGAATGAATATGGTGATGCCGCAAAATATATACAATACTCTTGAACAATATTTACAAAACTCAGGTTATAAAGATGCATCACCATTTTTTAATAACCCTAACAATCAACCTCCACAGCCAAAGGAACAAAAACCAGATCCTGCTCTGCAACTAGCACAACAAGACATTGAGTTACGCAGACAAAAAGCAATGGCGGATCTTGAGCTGCAAAATAAAAAATTACAAATAGACTCTAATTTAAAAGCAAAGAAATTAGATCTTGATGAACAAAAATTAGCAACACAAGTCGTGAAAGATAACGATAGTTTAGATTTAGAAAAAGAAAAACTAGCAACAAAAATAGTACAGCAAGGATTAAACTAATGGCATTTATGCAATCAGAAAAGGCACAACAAATTATTAATGATAATTTAGAAAAACCTTATGCACCTCCTCCTAGTCGTAATCCAATTTTTGATTTACGAGAAGAAGGACAAGATTTTTATCCATTAAATCCTCCTGTAACACCAGTTGTTGATGATCCTTGTCCAGAAGGCTACCAATTAATAGATGGTGTCTGTCAACCAATAGAACAATTTAGTCCAGAGACTAATTACGCAGATCAAAACGATGATGGTAAATCTTTTGAAGAAGAGAGAGCAGAAGAAAGACCTTATATGAATATTGAAGATATGCAAAATGCTTCAGATGAAGAATTAATTGATTATTTAAAAAGTGGTTGGTTAAGAAATAGTGCATTAGGTTATCTTCCAAGTAAAGGTGGAAATGTA